ACTAATCCATCAGTTGTTGTTGGTGTTAAATCAATTCCATCAGCCTTATAAAGTTGTAATATCTTTAATGTACTAGATAAAGTGAACTCCATATCGCCACCGCTTAACACAGGGCGGTCTAAATTCACTCCGTACCACGCTTTTAGTAGTACATCCATATCATCATCGCCAACAGCGTATAACTCTATCTTAAAAAGAGTTTTGTATCTTGTCTTATATCCTTTGAATATAGAAGCGTTATCATTAACGTCATTAAACAATCTACTTGAATTGTCGAAACTTACGTTAGTATCTTCGTCTGAAAACTCACCAACATATACATCATCACCAAACCCCTGCGAAATAGTACCCCAAGATGAAACGTATTTAGTAACCTCATACCAATCATCATAACTACCATCAGTTTTTAAGCGTTTAATAAAACACTTACGATTATCGTTAGGTATCCAGATTGTACCCCTTTTTGCTATTTCTTCCTTAGTTGTCATCGAATACCACTAGATTGTTTGAGCTTAATCTTACCTGTCCAACCATTCTCAATAATTTGGTTATACGGATTAGCAAACTCAAAAGCATTAATCCAATTAACATGGTCGCCTAACCCATCCCAATAATCTGTAAACATCGCAGGTCTAGGAACGAATATAAAAGCGTCTCTTTTATTGATGTCATATATTTGCAATAAATTATATCTCTCTTGATTACTTGAATTAACGATTTTCACGTCATAGTCATTTGTAGACCTAACGTACACCTTACTAACCCCACCATCAGATAATTCCTTTGTGAATTGTTTAACGCTTGGATTAACATCCATTGAGCCACCACCTACCAGTTGATAGACTTGTTTGGTAACAATGAATTGACCAATCTTAACAGCAGCACCATCAACAGTTGAATTAATTTGTAATGTAACCGAAGTTACCCCTACTGAATCCACTTTGAAATAAAAGTTATTCAGTACCCTAGTTGCTACCCCTGCAGATACGACATAGTTTCCTGAGTTATCAATTAAATAATTATTATCTTCATCTACAATAGTAAATGCCTCTTGGGAAGAGTTCTCATCACTAACCTCAGGATTAAACTGACTACCTGAATTATATGTAACACTAAAATCTAACATGTTTGTATTTTGTATTATAATAGTATCAATGGTTTTATTAATGGCTATTGTTACTGTAGCAGTCTGATCACCCGAAGTACTTATCCATTTACGCTCAACATTCCTATCAATTAATCTAGTCTTAATATCTGAATTGGTTGATACAGTAATATCATCATTAGTAATATAATTTGAATAACAAAATCTAGGCGAATAATACATTAAATAATACCTCTCTGAATCGCTTTAATATGTGGGTAAAGTTGTTTCGCAACAGTTTTACCGTCTAAGTTAATTGTAACATTTAATGAACCACCACCTGATTCAGATGTGCTTGAGTTATCGTTATCAACCTTAACGCTCTCTGACCTATTCTCTGCCATAGTAACGGTTTGACCAGATGCACTTTGTACAGCCATTGGCTGATTAATCTCATATTCTCCACCCTTATCAAATCCAACAGCATTAATAGCAGCTTTTGCAGCCGCACCAGCAGCCATAGCAGGAGCAATAGCAAGTAATGATGCTCCAAATGTAGTAAACGCAGACGCTCCTAGCTGACCAACTTCAGCAGCAACCCAAGCATCAACTTTAGCATTTAATTGTTTCTTTAGAAATTCAATGGAAGCCTTGCCACCATCTTCTGCTACCTGTCCTAACGCATCAGAACCTTCTTGTGCTAATGTAATAGCTTCTTTTTTAGCATCTTCCAGAATCTTTTTTTCTGCCTTTTTAGCCTCTTCTTTGGCATTATATTCTTTAATAATTCCATCAATTTCTGCCTGAGTTTTTGCAGCAGCCATCATTTTCTGCAACTCTGTCTGCTCTTGTTTAACTGCAGTTTCAGTTCCCCATGATGCCATTCGATACTGAGATATAGCATCCATTTCTTCTTGATGTTTTTTAGCATCTTCAAGCTCTTTGTCGTTTAGCTCTTTAAATGCAGCAGTACGCTCTTCTCCTGTTTTGGTAATAGCTATCTTTATCTTCTTGAAAAAATTAACCGTACCATTCCCAATGTTTTTAAGTGAACTAAATAAGCCTTTAGCATCAGCTATCATTCCTCGAACAGCCTTATTGAAATGACTGAGCATAAATATAACAACAGCATTTAACGCTTTGAGTATAGGCTCTAGTGCCTGAACAATTACATTACCTGTTTGTTGGAAGGTACTCCCCAATCTTTTAAAACTACCACCTAAAGACTTTTCTTGTTTTTTAGCAGCCTCATTTACAACATCAAGAGAGGTTTTAACCTTGTCAGTACCTTCCTTAAAATCATCCATTGACCCACCAGCCAAATTAACAGCAGCACTTAATGCTCTAATGTTAGGAAACAGTTTAGCCATAGCCTCAATGTTTCCACCAGTTTTTTGTTTAATTTCCTCCATGACACCAATCAAACCGTTTGATTTTAATGCTGCCGCACTAAAGTTAATGCCTAACCTATCAGCATATTCAGATGCTTCTTTGGTAGGAGTAATAATAGACGCTAGAGTTTGTCTAACACCAACAACAGCCTCATCTGTTCTAATACCAACTTTAGTAAGTGCAACCAATGAACCGAACATCTCATCAATAGATACCCCTGCAGCATTTGCCATAGGTGCTACTCGACCAACACCATTTGCTAATTCAGCAATAGTTGTTTTACCTTCAACTTGAGCAGCAAAAAACTTATCACTAATCATTGCAGCATCAGACGCTTCCAACCCATAAGCATTAATAACAGATGTTAGTCCATCAACAGCAACCTTTGTTGTAGTAACCCCAGCAGTTGCCAGTTTGGAAGATGTTTCTAAAAAAGATAATGATTCCGAAGCGTCAACACCAGCAGATATTACGTCAAATAACGCACTAGCTAAATCAGATGCAGACTGGCTACCCTTAGTTGATAGCTCAACAACAGACGATTGCATTGCATCCATCTCTGCAGCAGTTGCACCAAAAAGGTTCCCAACATCAATAATTTTTGATTCTAATTGTGTAAATGTTCTTATTGCTGCTACGATAGCGGCAGAGACAGCTACCCAACTTAATTTATTAGATAAAAGGTTTTTAGTTAATCCCTTTATCTTAGACCCTAGAGACTGTAGTCCCGATTGTGCTTTCTTTGCACCCTTTAAGAGTATTTCAATTATTGCTTGTTGTTTCAATGATTCTCTCCAACGCTTTAATTTGTACGGTTGTTAATTCTCTTTTGTTTCTTTTACATGATTCAAGACAACTAAAAATAAACGAATATTCTTTAGTCTTTAGAGCCTTCTTGATAAGCTCACGATTGTCGAGCTGTCGTAAAACAGCCCAACTTAATAATCGTAATAAAACCCTCATGTTTATACTGCGTAAGTTCCAGTTTGTGAATTAACTAAAACAGCTTTAATGTCGTATCCTTCAGTCTCATCAAACAAAACTTCCATGTTATACGATCCTGTAACAGCTTCAACTGAATCAGGTGTAGGCTCATCACCTAACCAAGTTACTGCAGGTAAATTAATAGTTAAACTATGTGCCCCTGAGCTTGAACCAGCTAATTCAGGATGAACAAGGTTAATCTGTATAGCATTAATAGTGTCGTCTTTGAAATAGTCAAAGAATGTTAGGTTATCTTCTTGAGTGATTTCAAAAGAAACCGTAACTGATCTAGTTCCTAATGTTCTTCCACCATTTAATTGTGTTGATTGGTCGTGATCAGTAGTCAAAGAAACATTGTTTTGGATACTTAATGTACATGATTTCATTGATACAGCAGCTACATTATCTATATCAGCTCCGATTTTAACCGAACCCATCCAACCCTCAAACGGTGCTTTAGCTGAATATGTTGGAGTTGCAATAGTACTTGCTCCGTATTCCGCGTTAATTCCAACCATGCCTAAACCAAAAGTTACCGCACCTTCTTCAGGAATAGCAAATTCTAATGAGTTTGCAAACATACCCTTATAATCAACTACGTTGGTTTGAGCTGTTCCACCTAAGAATCTTTGAAATGTAACTCCGTTAGCTGAAAACTCACTTGATGCAGTAGCAGCGTTAAATGTGTGAGTATATCCAGAAGCAGCATCACCAGTAACAGTATTATTGTTTCCTAAAGTCATTGCTAAAGCAATTCCAGCACCCTCGTTAGGTATAAAATCTAAAGTCTCAGTACCTTCAACATGAGTTCTACCTTTTTGAACGATAGTTGGTGCTATGTTTTTTCTAATTGTATCTCTCATAACTTGCTTTTGAGGTTTAACTAATTTAGTATCCCCACCAGCCTGTGCTGAAACATATTTATCGATTGTTTGTTTAGTATTCAAATCTGTTTGAGCCAAACTAAATCCTGCGTATCCTGAATGTCCTTCTATAAATGCCATCTTTTTCTCCTTTAATTTCTTCCGTTAATTACAAACGGTTTAAGTTTTATACTAAGTCGAATAGTAAATTCAACTGTGCTTTCATGTTTAACAAACTCATCTACAGAACATGCCATAGAATAAGACTGATTTACTTGTGGGCTAACATCACCTGTTGCCCCCGTATTAATTGTATCAAGAACTTTTTCAACAAACTCTATAGTAGCAGTCATTGTATCTACTCCAGTACGGTCTACGATTGGGTTTGTACAATATAAAGCTAAATTAATTGTGCCTTCTTTTCTGTTAGCTAATGAGCTTCCACCATAATCTTCAGAAATAAATCCGCTATCAGGTAAAATTTGAATGAATGGGGTCATGCCTTGTTGAAGATTCATTTTAGTATCGCCTAGTTGAATTGCTTTAAGACCTAATGCAGTTTTATCACGATTAAGTCGTGTGTAAATTTCAGTTGTGATATTGCTATAAACTCCCACTTAATACTCTCCTATTTGCTAACTTAATTTCTAAACCTAATCTCTTCTGTATACTCGGCACTATCTTCTTTTCAATAAACTTATGTCCCTTAAACTTCGCAGGTGTTTTAACTATCCTAGTTACTACAATTCCTGTCTTAGCTGTCTTTTCTTTTGCTGTTCCCTTTGCCGCCTTATATCTTTTATACAATGTTCTCGTACTCGGTCTTTGACTTCCCTTAAATCCTTTAGTCTTAAATATCAGCACCTTTGCATTCTTAGGTGTAATTGGTCTTGTTCTCTTCCAGCCCTTTTCTACTAACTCAGCATATCCAGCACTATTAACTAATTTAACAGTTCCGTTATTCAAATCTTTTATATCTGTTTTCCAACTCTTCTTTAATGTTCCTGTTCCTGGAGTTTCCTCACCAGCTACTCTAAACCCATATATTATCGTTTTCTTTAATGCCTTTTTAAGCTCCTCAGGGTATTTCTTCCCCATACGTTCATAAGACTTTGCAACCTTATCTAAATTACTTGTAACTCTAAAATCAACCATAGTTCGAGTAGTCTATATGGAGTTCCAACATAGTATCTACCCAATCAGGCATATTATCTCTAGTTACTTCAACCTTATCTCCACCCTCACCAATCATTGTATATGTACCTAATCCAGTCGTTACCTCTGTCATGGCTAAACATATTTCATTAATATCATCAGGTAGCTGTCCACATACACCAGTAATTAACACACCAGTTTTTTCGCCTGTAAACTCTCCCTCAATAAAATTCAACCCTAAGTAGTAATCTTCGTTTTCTGTTAGCGCAGTACCATCAGAAACTACCTCAGTAATGCTTGTGATTATCCCTGGGAAGTAAATTCTATTACCAACGAATATTAAACCATCAGCGTTAATGCCAAAACCATCAACTACTTTTGAAGCCGTTAATGTTTTAGGGTAAAATATCTTACTAGTTTTCCTATCAATAGACCTTGAGTTGCGTTCAACTTCTCTTTCAATAAGAGATGTTTTTTCAGTCAAAGTGGCATCTGTGATACCTGTTCTAGTTTGGAATTCTACTAATGAGCAATATCCGTTTGTAATCAATTTATTTCTCCACTAATGAATTACAATGTGGACAACCCCTAGGAAATACTTTTCCAAGCACTTCAGTTCCACACACCTTACATTTAATCTTGTGCATCTTAGGAGCAACAACCTTTTTATTTGGTGCTGTCTTAATTTGTTTATCTTCTGATTTCATAATTAATCCTTTCCTAGCAGGGACTCCGAAGAGCCCCCTAATAGGCTATTTTTAACTAGCATCTCCTGTTGACATTGAACAGAACGCAGTAGTTCTTGCAGCTACAAGACCTTTTCTAGTAGAGTAAATGAATCTAGTATTGTTAGATACTGAATCACTATACGGATCCACCAAAACATCAAGTCCATCAATTCTATTTACGATTAGGTATTTAGAGAAGTCTCCAAGTACACCGTAAGCAGTAGCAAGCGTTTCACCAACCGCATCGTTAACATTGTTAGCGACAACTAGGTTTCTACCGTATACTTTATCTGGACCATTATCTGCGATAGCTTGGAATATTGGAGCACCAGTAGAATCTTTAAGAGTTCTAACATAGTGAGCGCCCATTTTACCAAGAACATAGGTTGCATTAGCAGCGTCATTAGTAGACATTGTTGCAATAGCTTCTGAGAAAATGTCAGCAGTAACATCAGACCATACAGCGTCATCAGCAAGTTTCACATTCAATGAAGAACCAGCTCCAAGTACGCCGATGAATGGTGAACCAGTTCCGTTAAGAACCTGATTATCAATTTCTTGACCCATTGCATATCCGAACTGTCCAGTTAAATCGCCAACAATATCATAAGCTGCGTCTGCAAGTAACTCGTTAGAGATTGCAACGTAACCTGATAGTCTTTTGATAGCAACAGAACCTTGAGCCCATGTAGCATCTTTTTTAGTAACTGTACCCTCTGCATCCCATGATAGGTCAACAACAGTAAGCTCTTTAGGGAATTTGTAAGTATCAGTATTAGAAATACTAATATTCTTACATAGTTGTATCATTACAGATGATTCTCTTGCTAGTTGTTCAACCATGTTTGAGAAAACATCTAATACAAGGTATCCACCTTGAGCGTCAACACCTTCAATATGTTCTGCAGCAGCTTTGATACTACCTTTTCCACCCATATCAAGTAACTCTTTGAACATTTTAGAAACATTATCAAGTTCAACATCAGTAAAGTCAGAGTTGTTTCCTCTAAATTTAACTAACTGTTTATCAAGTCTCATTCCTTTATATTCTCTAGCTCCTGAAAGTTTACCATCAGAGATTACTGATTTAACAGGTGCATCTTCTAAAGTTTTAATCTTAACCTCTAATCCTTCTACTTTTTCGTCAGACTTTGCAATAGCGTCTTTAATTACTGCTGCAACTTCCCTCTTTTGTTCTTCGTTCAAAATATTTTCCATCTTATTCTCCTTTTTTTAATTCATCTTCCATCTTATTCTCCTTTTTTTAATTCATCTTCTAACATCTCTGAGATTGTCTTACATTCTGTGCTTTGGGCATCTGTGCTTATAGCCTCACCCTTGCCTCCTTGCAAAACGTCTTTGAGATAGCTTGAAAAACTTTTTTCTTCGACCACTTCCTCAGTGATCACATCTTCCGTAACTGATTTAGATGCCATGCCTTTAACAAACGCATCTAGTATCTTAATGTCATTTTCTACCTTGATTAATCTCTGTACAACTTCGTCAGTTGTAGCAAATCCTGTTTCAAGAGAAATATCTTTTTCTTCTTTAATTTCTTCAACCTTAGGTAAAGCATCCTTTGATATAATTTCTAGCTCCTGCTCCGAAATAACACCCTTTTCAACGAATCCCCTAGCAGTTACTAACGCTTCTGAATTAGCAGGTACACTAACAAGACTTAGCTCTAATAGCTCTGATTTGGTAAATGTTCTCCATGGTGTTTTCTTTCCGTCGCCATCTACCCATTTGGTAGGTATAAACCCGATTGAACTCGCTGTCATAAAACCTGACTTATATAGTTTGCGATAAACATCAGCCTCTGGATTAACTCCATCTTCAGGGAATTGAATCTTAAACACTAATTTATTATCAACAACTCTAACTTTAGTGGCTTTCCCGATAGCTGGTCTACCGTAGTTATGTTGAGGCAAAATGATTGGGTTCTTCTTATAGGCTTTAAGATTAATCCCTTTAGGTTCAATAACTTCTCCATCTCTATCAGATGCAGACGTTGAACCAACAATTTCAATTTCGTTATCTTTTAGTGCTTTTCCTTCATAATCTACATCGGCAAATAATTTAGTTTCTAGCTCGAAGCTCTTAACTTCCTCGCCAGTTTCTAACTTTCTTAATACTTTAGCCATTTTTATCTCCTTATTTATATTCTATCACAAACATATAGTTATCCACATATTGTCCACAACTTATCCACATTAATATAATATAACTCCGCCATCTACTAATGCTGGGTTTTCTAACCCCATTAATTTAGCATTTTGAGCAGGTGACAATGCCCCTGTTACGCTTGGTGCTACACCATCTGTTGTAACAGTTGCTCCACCCGAACTAATATTAGTTGTATCCACGACACCACGAATTCTAAACGAACCTAGTGTATTTGTTGTATCAAAATTAAACTTACCTGCAATAAACTCATACGTTGATGTATTCTCAGCATTAGTTGAATTAATAACTTTAATCCCACCAGAATAAGCTCTCATATTCATTGTGATAAATCCGTTACTATAATCAAAACAAGGGCTACCAGAACCAGCAACACCGCTTCTACAATCACTAATTACCGATGAAATGTGACTTTGAATTTTAATAGGTGTATTGTTTAAGAAAAAACATCCTGTCATCATACCAGCAAAGTTATCAAGTTCACCGATTCTTGCATTAATAAAGATTGTAAATGAACCATTCTGCGTTCCTGTAACCTCACACGTTTCAAAGGTTGTACCATTAGTCAGTTGATTATTTAGATTAACCGTAGGGCTACCATCACCTTTAATATGAAAACCGTTTAATGGCATGGTTAGTGTTAAATCATCCTGCAATATAAGTTTATGAATGTTGTATCCAGAAGCTATAGTTATTGCGTCTGCTAAGTTATTGCTAGGTTGAGCCAACGTGCCTATTGGATATGCTGTACCAGCAACACCTGTATCAGCATTAATATAAACCATCCCATCGTATACCATCTCTTGAGCGATTCCAGATACTTCAATAGTGTTGATAGTTGCGTTAGCACTTAAATCTCTATCAGCAAACACATTCGTACTAGGTTCAACTGGATACATTTTGTTCCCAGAAACATCATTTGCTAGAACATTACCACCTGTCATAACACACTCAGTTTGAGTACTTCTATTTGCAAACTTATATCTAGCATTAAGAAGCACAACAGTTAGCCCTACTGACGTGGTAGAAGAGCCTAGCGAAGCCAACTCTTCCTTACCACTAGCTATCACTATGTTAGGATTATCCATATTTTCAGGAAGAGCCTCATAGTGCATTAATGTATCATACAAATCTTGAGCATCACCAATCACAACAGAATCCGCAATAGTTATTATTCTAGGAGATGTCTCCCAGTCTACTGTATAGATGTCCGTTCTAATTGTCATTAGGTCGCCTGTGGGTCTACTGCAAGAATTGGAGTAAACGATAGCCCTGTTACCCCAAAAGACGCTACTACATCATAAGGTTTAATACCGTATTTTCTAACAGAAGTTATTACTGTGATGTCGCCTGAATAAATAATATTATCCGACAATTCACTAGAACCGTCTGCAACAACATCAAGTAAAGGAATATAAGCATCACCAGTTTCACCTGTAGGGTCAGGAGTAACACCATTAAGAACAGCACCACTAAATGATGTGTAAGTATATTTAACATCCCCAACCTTAACCGTTCCAGACTGAGGTGCTTTATTTGAATCTATCGAAGATGTCATCGTAATACTGTTTGATGTTACACTATCGATTGTGTATTGGTCTTTAATAACCAATCCAGCCAAACTTTCTGCAACAAGAATTTTACACCCACTCAATGAATCGTGAGTAACTGAAACTTTTTGATAATTAGGTGGCGATTGTGAATCTCCATTAGCATCAATTAATACAAAATCGGCAACTGAATAGTTAGTAAACCAAATCCCTCTAGCTCCATATAAGGTTGTACCAGCTAAAGTTCCAAATGGTGCGGATTTTACTTCTGCATAGGTAGGTTCGCTTGCTGATAAATATTCGTCAGCAGCATCTCCGTTTAATGTGCCACCTGTCGCACCATGCATTGTTCGCCACTTAGTGTACTCATAAGCCTGTTTCATTGATAGACCACCACAATCAATTTCACAATCGTATGGTTTAGCACCGTTACCGTTGTTCATGTCTCTAGAAATAGCCCCAAACGTGATTGTTATTGGGTACGCTGCAACAGTAGCCTCTAGCGTATCATTATTACCATCAACAGATGTATTAATACCAACTGGATTTCTACCACCACCTGATAAATCAGCAGTATTATGGTCATAAAAATTACCATATTCTCTAGCCATAACTAAAACATTACCGCCATCAATAAGTGTTCCACCAGATTTTACTTTAATTAGAATATCAATATTATCTGTACCCCAGAAGATAGGAAGCTCTGCATCATTTTGGATAATATATATTTGAGTTCCAGCCACCTGTGTACCAATAGAATATAGATTAGCCCACTCATCGTCACCATCAGAACTAGTAATAGCTCCACCCTCTAAATATTTGTAATCATTTTCACTACCAAAAGCCCAACCATTAATAAATCTAAATACAGTAGGTGTATCTGAGGCGATAGGATATGGGTCATCCATCTGTGTTGATGAAGCAAACGTAGTGGCTAACCATTGAAACCAGTCAAGAACCTCTCCAACTCCCGATTGGTCGCCTGTAACTGAGGGTAGTCTTGCACCAGTACCACTATCTGTATTTGTTATTGTTTTTGCAACATAATCAATGTTCCAATGTGCTGAATTAAATGCCATTTTCTTTTCTCCTTATTTTTTATAACTGTTGCGGGTCTGCAATCAGCGTTATTGGTAATATAATATTATCTAAACCTATATCAACCGAAGCGAAGAACGGTTTATAACCATACTTCCGAACCCTCCACCTAGTTCCTGTTATTGCTCCATCTGTGTATGCTACACTTGCCTCACCAACCGAATTTGTTGTTGTATCTAATATATATGGAGAAGCATCATCATCATCTATGTAAGCATAAGCACCTACAACAAACGCACCAGCTTCATCTTTAACTATCATTTTAAGAGTAACCGCACCAGCAATAATATTAATAGTTGCACCTGCCGAAGTATATGTAGGAGTTGTTCCACTATTTGCTATAGTTACATTAATAGTTCCTGTAGTTGCTGAGAAATAAACATCTTTACCTGCACTATCGCCGTTATTGTTAGTAAAAATAATATGGTCTAAAGTAATGTCTCCAACTCCATTAATCCGCATACCATACCCCGAACAGTTCTTAATCGCTGTATCTGAAACTGTAGGATTATCTGCTATATCTAAAATAACACCATAATCTTCAACCGCCCCATTAACTGTACAATTATCCATACCACTTCCGTTATCTAAAGTAACAGCCCTGCTGTTTACAAAAGAGATATTCTCATAAACTTCACCGCTATTTAAGTTACATTCACTACCAAC